AACCTTAGTATTGGTACTAAAGGTGACTCAGGCGTGGGAACAGGTGGCTCTAAAAAGTCATCTTTAAACATTCCAAAAGGTTAAATTATGATGAATGACGGAAGTGGGTATGTAGCCAAGCGCTACAGCCAACTGGAATCTGACCGTGATTCTTTCCTAGAAAGGGCAAGAGAAGCAGCAGAGCTTACTATCCCTTACCTTATGCCTCCTGAGGGGCATACAGGTTCAACAGTTTATAAAACACCCTTCCAAGGTATTGGAGCAAGAGGTGTAAATAACCTGGCATCTAAACTGCTTCTCTCACTTGTACCACCTAACAGTCCTTTCTTTCGTCTTTCTATAGATGATTTTGATTTGGCTGCTTTGGGTGATGCAGGTAGAGGAGCGGTAGAAGAAGCTCTAGGAAGAATTGAACGTGCAGCACAGCAAGAGATTGAAACATCGGCTGTACGTGTTCCAGTATTTGAAGCAATAAAACAATTAATTGTAGCAGGTAATGCACTTGTCTACCTTCCTAAGAAGGATGGCATGAAAGTATTTAGGTTAGACCGTTTCGTCTGTCACCGTGATACTATGGGCAACCTGTTAGAAATTATTACAAAAGAAGCGGTAGCCTTCGATATGCTACCAGACTCAGTAAAAGAGTTATTAAAACAAGAAGATAATCAAGAGCAATCAACACACAAGAGCTTAGACTTATTCACCTACGTATGTCGTAAAGACAAAAAGTGGGAAGTATATCAAGAAGTTATGGGTGTAGAAGTTCCTGATTCTCGTGGTTCTTATGCTGAAGACAAAAACCCTTTCATACCTTTAAGATTCTCAAGGATTGATGGGGAAAGCTATGGTCGTGGTTTTGTCGAAGAATACATTGGTGACCTAAAATCTTTAGAGTCATTAACACAAGCTATCGTTGAAGGTAGTGCAGCATCATCTAAGGTCTTATTCCTTGTACGTCCCAACGGTACTACAAAGGCTAGAGACTTAGCGAAGTCACCTAATGGTGCTATCGTGAATGGTGATGCTAATGACATCTCTACACTACAAGTTCAGAAAGCTTCTGACTTCAATGTAGCAGCACAGACCATACAAGCTATTACAGAAAGAATGAGTTTTGCTTTCTTGCTTAACAGCTCAGTACAGAGAAGTGCTGAACGTGTTACAGCAGAAGAAGTACGTTACATGGCTCAGGAGTTAGAAACAGCTCTTGGTGGTGTATACTCAATTCTATCACAAGAGTTCCAATATCCTTTGGTCAATCTTCTACTGGGTCGTATGGAGCAATCAGGCAAAATGCCTAAGATGCCTAAAGACGCAGTTAAGCCTACCATTGTTACTGGTATGGAAGCGCTAGGTCGTGGACAAGATTTAAATAAACTTGCTACATTCCTACAATACTTACAGCCTTTAGGTGCTGAAGTAATCCAATCAGAAGTGAACGTAGGTGACTACATTGACCGTTTAGGTGCTTCACTGGGTATTGATACCCAAGGCTTAATTAGAAGCCCTGAGCAGAAGCAAGCTGAACAGGAAGCAGCACAGCAACAACAACAGCAACAAATGATGGAAAGCACAATGGCTGATATGGCTACTAAAGCTGCCCCTCAGATGGCTAAGTCTGCTGGTGAAGCTATGCAGCCTCCACAAGAATAAATTTTAAAAAGGCATAAAAATGGCAGAGACATTAAACACATTTACTGGTGAACAACAGGCAACAGCCCCTGAAAATCATGACGAGGCTATGCTGGAGAAAGCTGAACAGATTGAACAAGCTAACAATCCAGACCGCCCTGAGTGGTTACCAGAAAAGTTTGAGTCTCCTGAAGCAATGGCTCAAGCTTACCAACAGTTAGAAAGTAAGCTTGGGTCTGCACCTTCAGAAGAGACAGACGTAAAAGAAGCAAGCTCTGAAGAGATTGCAGAAGAAGTAGAACAAGAAGCCCAAGAAGTAGCCTCAGCTCTTAGTGAGAAAGGTTTAGACTTTGAGGACTTTCAGCAAGAATACTTAGAGAAAGGTGGGCTATCTGAAGATGCCTACACTAAACTAAGTGAAGCAGGCTTTGGCAAAGAGTTAGTTGATTCATGGATTAATGGTCAACAAGCTATTGCTGATAAGCTTCAAAATGAAGTGTTTGGGATGGCAGGTGGAGAAGAAGGCTACCGCGCTATGACTGAATGGGCAGCAGCTAATCTATCTCCAAGTGAGGTAGACGCATTTAATGCTAACATTGAGTCTGGTGACCCAGCACTAACACAGTTTGCAGTACAAGGATTAAGCGCGAGATATCGTTCTGAAGCAGGAAGTGAACCGACACTATTACAGGGACAGGCTTCCAATAATCAGGGCGGGGCATTCAACTCAGTTGCAGAACTAACAGCAGCGATGGGTGACCCCAGATATCAGAAAGACCCCGCTTACAGAAAGACTATAGCCGACAAGTTGGCTAGGTCTAATGTGTTCTAAAAAACTGTCTCCTTTTTAGCCCCTCTTCGGAGGGGTTTTTTATATACGAAGCAATACATTACAAACTAATTACCTTTGGCCTCCTGCGGGAGACAACCTAAGCGAAAAGGATGTGATGACTAAGCTGAGTAGCTAACAAAACAACTCAACTAATCATTACTAAAAGGTAAATTAAAATGGCATTTCCAACAGACCAAACTGTATCACGTTTGGGCCAAGTAAACGCAGCAGGCGATAACCGCGCGCTGTTCTTAAAACTATATGCAGGCGAAGTCCTTACAGCTTTTGAAGAGCGTAACGTCTTTATGCCTCTTCACCGTAACCGTACTATCAGCAATGGTAAGTCTGCTCAATTCCCATTGACAGGTCAAGCTGCTGCTAAATACCACACTCCAGGTGAGCTTATTAAAGCTGACGCTGTGAAGCATGGTGAGCGTACTGTTACAGTTGATGACTTGCTTATCTCTAGCCAGTTCATCAGCAATATCGATGAAGCTATGAACCACTACGATGTGCGTTCTATCTACTCTAAAGAAGCTGGCTTCGCATTAAGTAACACTTGTGACAAAAACGTAGCTCGCATCATTGCTAAAGCTGCTGGTGTTACAAACGCTACTGAAGCTGCTTCACAGTTTGGCGCTTCTTTTGATGAAGAAGTTTACACAAACAACGTCACAATCGGTTCTGTAGCTGGTGACGCTTTAGACGGCGGTAAGATTGCTAAGGCTATCTACGCTGCTCTTGAAGAGTTCGACAAGAAAGATATCACAGGTTCTAAAGTTTGTGTCTTACCACCAGAGCAGTATTACTCTCTATTCGGTGCAGACCAATCAGTAAACAACCTTGCACACATGAACCGTGATGTAGGTGGTTCTGGTTCTATCGCTTCTGGCGCTGTACCTATGATTGGTGGCGTTAAGATTATGATGTCTAACCACATTCCTACAACTGACGAGTCTAGCACTTCTGCTACTCCAGTTCCTTTAACTTCTAGCCGTTCTGGTGCTTATAAAGCTGACTTCAGCTCTGTACGTGGTCTTATCTTCGCTGAAGATGCTGCTGCTACAGTTAAATTACTCGACCTTGGTGTTGAGTCTGAGTACCAAATTGACCGTCAAGGTACAATTATGGTTGCCAAGTACGCAATGGGCCACAATGTTTTACGCCCTGCATGTGCTATCAGCTTGAACGTAGCATAAGTTCAAATTTGGGGAGTCCTTCGGGATTCCCCTTTTTTTGTTTTTGGAGATTTTATGGCTACCCCAAGAAAAGGTAAGGCTCGTTTAAAGATAACAGCCTCTGGCAAAAGAGTTTCTTACGGACAGAAAGGCGCGAGTGTAAAACCTGGGACAAGTAAGGGTGACTCTTACTGCGCTAGGTCAGCAGCTCAGTTACGTAAATTTAAAAAAGCTGGCTCAAACCCTAACTCCCCGCTGAGATTGTCTCGTAAACGCTGGAAGTGTTCAGGGTCTAAATCAAGACGTTAATAGGAACTAAAGATGACCCCTAATACTACATTAGAAGCTGTCAACATAATGCTATCGGCAATCGGTGAAGCTCCAGTAAACCGTTTGTCCTCTGGTCTTGTTGAAGCAGAGCAGGCCGAAACTACGCTTGCACAGACCAGCCGTTCAGTACAGGCAGAAGGATGGCACTATAACCGTGAGACAGGTGTAAAGATTGCACCTAATCTAAACGGTGATGTTGTTCTGGCTACCAACACTATAAGGGCTGACCAAACTTACAACTCTGACTCTTCAATAGATTTAGTCCAACGTGGAACTAAAATGTATGACAGAGTAGGCCACACATACAACGTAGGCAAAGAAGTAAGTTTAGATATTACATACGAATTAGAATTTGAAGAATTACCCTCAGTTGCTCGTAGATACATTACAATCAAAGCAGCTCGTGTCCTACAAGACAGTATCGTAGGAGCAGGTGATTTACACACATTCCATACTAACGATGAAACACAAGCCCTCTTTGAAATGAAGGCATTTGAGAATGAAATGGCAGATTACAACATTGGTGACAGCTACGATGTCTACCGCGTAATTGACCGTATTGGAACTAAGAGGACTTACTAATGCCTTTAATCAGTGCTTCAATACCAAACTTAATTAATGGTGTTTCCCAACAGCCTCCATCACTACGGCTAAAAACCCAAGGTGAAGAGCAGTTAAACGCTGTGTCCTCAGTTGTTTCGGGATTGTCTAAGCGACCTGGCACTGAGCATTTAAAACTATTAAATGATGCAGGTAATGTCTTACAGAACATATCTAACATAGACACTGCTTTCATTCATACTGTTAGGCGCGACAACGAAACATTAAACACACTAATAGTAACGAATGACGGTACTACTGCATATACTTACATGTTCGACAAAGTAGGCAACCCTTTAACGCTAGGGGGAACAGCTACTTATCTTAATTCAGCTACTAATCCTAAAGCGGATTTATCGGCTGTAACGATTGCGGATTATACGTATATACTTAATAAAAAGAAAGTGGTAGCGATTGACCCCGCTCTTTCTCCACTGCCTTCCACAGATGTTAATAGACGCTATGAAGCGCTTATCTATGTGAAGCAGGGAGACTATAGGTCTACCTATACACTTAAGGCACGTAGAACAGGTAACTCTTGGAATAGCCAAAGTTACACCACAGGCCATTCTACAAACGGTAGTACAACGGCTACACAAGCCGCAGAAAACAGTGTCAAAACTGATAACATTGCTACTCAATTATTTGGCATCTCACTGCCTTCAGGTATCAATAAAACTCGTTATAATAACGTAATACATTTGTATTCGGATACTGACTTTGAGGTCGAGGTAGAAGATTCACGGGGTAACACTCACGTACTTGCCTTCAAAGAAGAAACAGGTGATTTTAAAGGTCTGCCTAAACATGGCCCTGAAGACTTTACTATTAAGATTGCAGGGGACAATGAAGAGGCTCAAGATGATTACTACGTTAAGCTAATCTCTGACAGCGTAGGTACAGGCTTATGGAAAGAAACAATCAAACCTGAGATTACATACCAGTTTGATACATCTACCATGCCTCACCAGATACGCAGGACAGGTAATACTGCATACACTTTTGAAGTGATGCCTTGGGAAGAGCGTAAGGTAGGCGATGATGACTCAAACCCATTCCCTAGCTTTGCTACAGATGGCTTAACGCTAACTGATATCTTCTTCCACAGAAACCGTTTAGGTATGCTGTATGATGAAAACATTATCTTATCAGAGTCAGGTGAGTTTGAAACGTATAACTTATTCAGACGTACTGTACTGACAGTAGTTGATAGTGACCCTATTGATATTGCAGTCTCAAACAACCAAGTATCTATCCTAAAACATGCTGTACCTTTTGCAGAGAGCTTGTTGCTCTTCTCAGAACAAACACAGTTTAAACTTACAGCTATTGACTTGCTTACTCCTGAAACGGCTACCATCGATGTAACCACACAGTTTGAGGCTAGTCTTAAAGCTAAACCTGTAGGTGCAGGTAAATATGTCTTCTTCCCCGTTAAGCGTGGTAAGTGGGCAGGTATCCGTGAATACTTCGTAGAAGACCAAGCGGAAACTAATGATGCCGTAGATGTAACAGCTCATATACCTCAGTACATTGAGGGAGAAATTACAGCACTAACAGCAAGTACAAACGAAGATACCATACTATGTACAACAGAAGAACAGCCTAAGACTGTCTACGTCTATAACTACTACTGGCAAGATAAGCAGAAGCTTCAAGCTAGTTGGGGTAAGTGGACGTTTGAGGGACAGGTACTTAACCTAGCCTTTAACAAGTCTGACATCTTGGTTCTTCTTAAGTATGATAATGGTGATGTTGCTCTTGAAAAGATTAACCTCTCAACTGATGATGCAACAGAAGAAACAAGTGGAGCATGGCCTGTACGGTTAGACCGTAGGGTTCTTATAGACGGCTCTACATTGTCCTCTGTGCCTTACACAGCAAGCAACCTTACCTATGTTACCACTACAGGTGAGATAATTGAATCTACAGACATACAGGCAGCTTTAACAGCAGGTAAGAAAGTATTTGCTGGTACACCTTACGAGTTCAAGTACGTATTCTCAGAACAAGTAGTTAGGGATGAGAATGAACCTATAACTATTGGTCGATTACAGATACGTAATATGAACGTGGTCTATAACCAAAGTGGTTTCTTTGAAGCTACGGTTAAGCCTAAGGGTGCTACTAATAATGCTGCACGTAACACGTACAACTCAGTATTCACTGGGCGTGTTGTAGGCAGTCTTACTAACATTCTTAACCAACCCGCAATCTCTGATGGAACATTCCGTATTAACGTAATGGCTCAGTCACAGGGTGTAGAAGTAGAGCTTACAAGTTCTTCACACTTACCTTGTACTTTCCAAAGTGCAGAGTGGGAAGGTTTCTTCCACTTGAGGTCAAAACGAATATGATTGGTACTTTCAGACCTACTGTGTCTGAAGATATTGCGATACTCGCTGACAACCTAAGAACCGCAGATTTAAAAGAGCTAAGGGCTTCCCAACCATTACCACCGTTGGAAGCTCTTACGCTTTCTGTGGGGGTATCAGACGAAGCCAACACTATCATTACAGGTGATGGTAAGATTGCAGGTATCTTTGGAGTAGCTACAGTTAATGAAATGATAGGCGCTCCTTGGTTAATGGGGACTGACCTCATTCCAAGTATACAAAAGTCTTTTCTTAAAGGCTCTTATAAATGGGTAATCGATAAAAACGAACACTACCCGATATTAATGAATTATGTCCACAAAGATAACAAGTTAGCTATCCAGTGGTTACGTTTTTTAGGTTTCAACTTCACACAACTCATTGAAGAATATGGTGTGGGTAAAGAACCTTTCTATGAATTTGTGAGGATTAAATAATGTGTGAACCCACTACTATTATGTATGTAACTCTAGCTCTTACAGCCGCTCAGGGTTATCAACAATACCAGACAGCAGATGCCCAAGCTGATTACTCAAATGATTTAGCAGATGCTCAAACAGAAGCAGCTCAAAAAGCATTTGAAGACCAAGCTAGAGCAACCAACGCCCGACAAGGGCAAGAACAAGATGCAATCGCAGACAAGCGTATGCAGAACTTAAAAGCCTATATGCAGAATATGGGTACAGCCCAAGCAGCCGCAGGTGAACGTGGTGTAACGGGTAGAGCTATAGAATTAGACTTCATGCAGAGACAAGCAGACATGTTACATGCTGATACCAGCGTGAACAGAGCTTTAGATAACGTATCAACAGCGTATGCTTTTGAACGTCAAGGTTTAGAGTCTCAGTTGCAAGGTCGTATTATGCAAGCAGATTCAAGTAGACAAGCTGACCCATCCCCTTGGGCTGCTGCTATAGAGACAGGGGCTAAAATGGCTACGCAGTATGCCATGATGAAAACCCCAACACCAGGAGCAACTACAACAACTTCTGTTGGGTCAGCACCTGCTGCTAAATTAGGCTCTACAGCCGCTACTAATCAAGCTTATCTGTCAAATCAGATGCCTGGCGTAGCTTTACGTCCAAACATAGTTTATTAAATTTAGGAGAGTCATAAATGGCTAAGTCACTTAAAGTCGAGCGCTTGCGAGGGCTTGATATTAATGTAACGCCAAACATTCGTACAGTTGATACATATGCTCCACCTGCTGCGGCAGATACGCGGAACAATAGAGGTACTCAACTCGTTAATTTCATTTCACAACTATCACCACAACTTCAAGAGTATGGAAAGAAAAGGGAGAAAGCTTTAACTGATGCAGCGTTAATACGTGCCAAGGAATATGCTTTCAATAACCCTGACAAAATGGTCGATGCTCAGGACGCTGGTTATGGAATCTTAACAGATGAAGTAATAGCCGTACACAACCAAGGTCAAGGTATACTAGCAGGTAAAAAAGCTCAGGCAGCTTACAATGATTGGTATGATAAAGGTCTAGCATCGGGCGCTTTCTCGGGCATGGACAACCAGCAATTCCAAGCTGCTTCGGATGCTCAGATTGGCTTCCTAGCTCAAGAACAAGGTGAATGGGCTTCACAGACAGGTTTCCAAACAGGATTTAGAGGTGTTCTTGAAGGCGCTGTAAGTTCAACAGCGGCACAACACAATGCGTTTATTGACCAGTATAGGAAAACCGCACAAACCGCTGGTATACTAACCCAAGTGGAATCTCATTTTACAGAGAAAGGTATGACTTCTGCTTCAATGCAGGCCTTGTCAGACACGTTATTTAAACAAGCCAACGGTATTAATTCATACACAGCAGCAAATGAAACGGTTTTAACCTATGTTGCTAATTATGCAAAGACAATTACCACTAGTAAAGAGCTAGTAGAGCTACAAGACGAATTAAAAAACCTTCAATTTGGGAACGCAAAAGCCAGAGGGACAAAAATGTTTTCAGACTTAGGTCTTAGAACCCTGCATGTAGATTTGCAAGCAAAGGTTGATGCGGTTGAGAGTAAACAACGTACAGAGATGCTTCAGGCTAGAGTTGACGCAACCTACGATGCGACTAGGAGTGTAGAGCAGGATTTGGCAAACGGTGATGATGTTACCAGCGCTGCGTATTCTCTGCGCCTCCAAGAAACGTACAACTTGACTGAAGTCCAAACTAAAAAGCTCATTGCTCAAGGTATAACAGATGCAGATGCAGGTAATTACCCTGCTGCGACTGAAGCACGGAAGCAAGAATGGAGAAACACGCTTGATGACGCGGTATCTCAAGAAGATAAGCTTATAGCTGTAGAAGAGTTATCTGAAGGTCTTCCATCTAACCAACTAAATCAGTTGCAGTACATTTATCAACAATCTTTGCAGAATGCACAGGCTATTGAAGCTACCGATAACTTTAAGGTTGGTGTGAATATTCTTGTAAAACAGTTTAGCGGTAAGAAAAACTTGGTAGGTGGAATTGATTTCACAAGCTCCACTAATCAAACAAAATTTGAAAAGGCCAGTAAGTATTACACCCAGACGTATAAGCAAGCTCTGGAAATGGGTAGCACAGAGATGGAAGCTGAAATACCCGAACTGGCGTTTTTGTTGAATAAACATAGCTTAAACCTGTCAAATAGAGGCGTAATGCCTGAGTTTAGTCTTACAGCGGCTTTAAGAGACCCTAAAGCGTCTGTGGAGGCTGTAAACATCCTAGCGCGCCATGCGGCTCAAAAAGCAGGGCTTACACCAAAAAACTCAACTGTGAAGACCGTGACAGGCCTTAACGGTGAAAAGATTACTGTATCTGTAAACGGAGAGAAACTTAACGGTGAAAATGGAGAGCAACCTAAGGGCACTAATGTTACAGAGGTCGGTTCAAGATTAGACCAACAATTTCTGCAAGGTGCAAAAGAAACTATCAAAGTAAATGTATCTTACTTTAATGCTAACCAGTTCCCGCCAAATACTCCAGCAGGGGAATGGTATCATGAAGAAACAAATACGTATTACAAACTACCGCGCGATGCGTTTGGTAGAATAGACCCTACACATCTTAAGCTTCTTAAACAGCAGCTAGAGAACAACTCGAGTTCTTCGTTCCAGAAAAGAACTAACCCTAACAATACATCCTATGAGGATTTGGTACAACAGAATGCAGACGCTTATTTTGGAGGCGGTGGTAAATAATGGCTGATTTTAATTATGATATAGGTGGCTACAAGTATGGCTCTAATAGAGAGCTATCCAACATTGAGCTACAAAAGGTTTACGACTCAGCCCAGCAATCTGGTTTGACAAATCCAGAGGTTATTGGGCAACAGGAAATGCGATATGAAGACGTAGTGCGTAACCAAGGTCTTCTTAATGCTTATAAAACTTACCATGAAGCAGATTCAGGCGAAGCGTGGTCAGGAACAAACGAAGAACTCGCTGATGAATACTACGAGCAGATGCGTTACTTTGAAAACAACACTGCATCTATGGCTCGTTTAGTGGGCCGTCTTAATGCTAAGGGTGCTATGTCAGAGGAAGAAAGACAATCTTTAAGCGTCATGTTTGGTGCTTGGGACGAGATTGTACCTTTTTATAGCGATGACAATCAAATGTGGGAAGGTTTCATAGACCACCTTGAAGTCAACGTTCTCGACCCTGTAAACTTTGCAGGTATTGGTACACTTGGTGCAGGTTTTGTAGCCTCTCAAGCAGCCAAGAAGGTAACTAAAGCAGCAGCCCTAAGTGCTTTGAAGAAAGGTGCGGTTGCTGGCGCAGCTATGGGCGGTGGTTTCGGTGTAGGTAATGAAGAAATTCGAACCGAACTAGGACAACAAGAAGAGATTGATTATGGCAATGTAGCCCTGTCAGCAGGAGCAGGTGCTTTAGCTGGTGGTGCTATAGGTGGCGTAGTAGACGGCTTTGCTGGGTTAGCTGCAAGACGGGCGGCTCAAAAAGCCACGAGGGAAGCTGAAGTTGTAGAGAAGCACGCGGCAGAACTAGTTGAGTTAGGAACTAAAACAGAGCAAGAGAAGACGCTTCACGCAGCTAAGAACTACAGAGAGCTTTTAGAAAACCCTGAAGTTACGGGTGAATGGAGACAAGCTGCCCATAAAGCCTTCCTAGAAGATATAGGACATACGGCTAAACAACGTGTAAAACAGATTGACCGTGAAAAAGTTACTAATGCACAAGCCTATGAAGATGGGAAAGCCCTTCTCGATGGACTTGATATTAAGTACGCTGATGACTTAACTCCTGAGAAGTTGGTCGATAAACTGTATGAAAAGTACGTAGATGGTAAGATAGCTGCTAAAGATATTAATGGTTTCCAAGCTGTAACAATGTCGCTTGAAAAAGAGATGTATGATAAGTTCTTGAAAGCTTGGGATAAATCTGGCGGTGACCCTTGGAAAAACTTTAGTTCTTTTGAAAAAGCTATTGCACTGAGCCAGCACAACGCAAGTCAAGCTGGTCGATTATTACAAGCGCAAAAGCTTCGTCAACGGTTACAACCCGCAGCCTATGCTGACCTACTTACCCATCTTAAAAAGAAAGGTGAGTTAATGACCATGTCAGAAGTTAAACAGACGATGGAACTAGCAGCAGCTAAAGGCCCGTCTTTTGGTAATAAGGTAGTAGATGCAGCAAACAGCTTCTGGATTAACAACATTCTAGGTTCTCCAGTAACTCTCGGTATCAATATGGCATCTTCATTCGGTCACATGATTGAACGGAATACAATAGATATAGTAGGTGCTGTAGGCTCAGGAAATAGAAAAGAAATGAGACGCGCCTTTAATACACTTGTGTATGAAATGGAAGCGTTACCAGAGGCGTTTAGGTATGCTACTAGAGCTTTTGGAAGAAGTAAGGGTTACATTGACCCTAGCCGTGTATACGCTGGTGAGACTGACGAATTAGCACAAGGTATAGGAACTAGGGATTTTGATTTAGGCAACCTAGAACTAAGACAAGCAGGTGAAAGTGTAGGCGATGTAGCAGCAAATGCTGTGGGTAACCTAAACAGATTCATAGGTGGTCGTGGTATGATAGCGACTGATGAACTTGTAAAACAAATGAGTTTTAGGGGTAGATTACGCGCTGATGTTCAAGAAGAGGCTATGGAGCGTCTAGGGAAACCTACAGATAAAGGTGGATTTAGAACTATATCTGAAGCTGAAGAATGGTCACGCCGAGAGTTTGCACAACTTGTTGATAAACATATTGATTCAGTAGGGCGGGGCGTAGCTCCAGAAGACCCTAAACTACTTAAAGCTCTTGAGGAAGCTCGCCAAGCTACATTCCAAGGGGATTATGCAAATGACCCATTTGGTGCTGTAGGTAAAAGAGTAGCCTCATTCAGCACTAAGCATCCATTAATGAAACAGATTGCTCCTTTCATTCGCACACCTTCTAACTTGGTTAGTTGGGCAGCAGAAAGAACACCTGGCTTACAAATGCTTAACAAGGACTTCATGGCTCGTTTGTCTAGCCCTGACCAAGCAGTAAGGTCACAGGCAGAAGCTGCGGTACAGATGGGAACACTCTACTGGGGTGCTGCTATGGCTATGGCTATGTCAGGAGACTTACAAGGGCCAGGTCAATCTACGGACTACAAGAAGCAGAAGGTACGTGAACAAGGCGATTTCTTACCTTACTCTATTCGTTTAGCCGATGGTACGCGTGTTCAAATTAGACGGGGTGACCCTATGGCTCGGTTCTTTATGACCTTGGGTTCTATGCAGGATGCCTTGGTATACAGTGATGCAAAAGGTCTTGAATTGTTTGCAGCAGCTGCGATTAACACAGCAAAAGTAGTTGTTGAAGTTCCGTCTTTGACAGGTATCGCTGACTTGTTTGACACAGGTATTGATATGGCAACAGGCGCTGACCCTATGGGTTCAGGTGAAAAATACATCTATAATAAAGCTAAAACCTTTGCTCCTTACTATAGGTTCTATAGGGATGTCTTAGTGCCTCAAGGTGCTGATAAACTTATGTTTACGAACATCGACCTTAATCCTACAGATATGTGGAACACAGCGTATTTCCAAAATGACCCTAATGACCCTTATGATGTCCAGCGAGATGTTGTAGGTAATAAGATGTCTTTAACTGGAAATGCTGGTTTTGATTTATCAGGTTTTGCATCTATTGAAGCTAACAAGAATCCACTTGCTAACGAACTAGCTACTTTAGGTTCTTCTCGCTTTTCGCCTCCTAAGACTAAGGACGGTATAAACCTTCAGGAACTTAAGGCTAAACCTAACGGTAGGCAGTCTGTTTATGACATGTGGAGACAAGCTACTAGTGAGATAGCTATTGATGGAGTTACCCTTGAAAAAGCTTTGGATGACATGATGGAGTCTGAAATATACACGCAAGAGCTGGGTGACGTAAGCCGTAAGAAAGCTTTAGAATCTATAATATCCTCCTATGAAAATGTAGCGTTTTATAAGGTTTTACCTACTGAAAAATACTTAGGGAAAGAACACGAGTTATGGGCTAAGATAGCCGAAGTAACTCGTAGAGATGCTTTAGGTACTAGTCAGTCCACAGACTTGATAAACCAGCAAAATCGCCAACAAATTTATAACCAATTACACCAATCTTTAATAGGTAATCAATAATGTCTTATAGTATTTCAGAAGTAACCGCTACAGGCGGTAATACTTTTAATATACCCTTTGATTACATAGCACAAAGTGAAATTGCAGTATTCGTGGATGGGGTTTCGACCTCATTCACTTTCACAAGTGCCAATGTAATTGATATTACGCCTGCACCAGCCAGTGGAGCTTTGGTACGAATTAAACGTACTACTTCCTTAACAGATAGGACAGTTGATTTCCAATCAGGTGCAGTTTTAACAGAAGAAGATTTAGATAACTCTAACATCCAGGTCTTCCATGCAGCTCAAGAAGCTATCGATGCAGCTAGTGAGTCAATCACAACAGACGCAGACGGTAAGTGGAACGCTCAAGTAGATAGCGTAAACAGAGCTATCAAGAATGTAGCAGACCCCACAAATGCCTACGATGTAGCCACTAAGAACTGGGCAGAGACAGCAATGTCTTCTCAACTAGCTACAGCAACTGCTAAGGCTTCTGAGGCATCCACTAGCGCATCTAGTGCGTCAGCGAGTGAAACAGCAGCAGCCTCAAGTGCTTCTACAGCCTCAACTAAGGCTTCTGAGGCATCTGTAAGTGCAGCTAATGCAGCAGTGAGCGCAACTAACGCAGCTCAGAGTTCAGCAAGTGCTGCTACAAGTGCAACCAATGCAGCTACTAGCGCTACTAATGCCTCTACATCTGAAAGTAATGCTTCTAGTGATGCCACTACAGCTTCTAATGCAGCTTCCACAGCTACGTCACAGGCTAGTGTAGCATCTTCAGCAGCAACTACAGCTACGTCACAGGCTACCTCTGCAACAAACTCAGCAAACGCTGCGGCTTCTTCAGAGAGTAATGCAAGTACGTCAGCAACTAATGCAGCTACAAGTGCAACATCTGCTTCTACAAGTGCTTCTCAAGCCCAAGGCTTTAGAGATACTGCGTTAGGCTATAAGAACTCTGCGGCTGCTTCAGCTACAGGCGCTCTTAGTAGTGAGAATGCAGCGGCAACCTCTGAGACTAATGCAGCGGCTTCTGAGTCTAGCGTAGCGGCTGATGCTTCTACAGCGACCACTAAGGCTTCTGAGGCAGCTACGAGTGCGTCTAACGCAGCCACAAGTGCTACTAACTCAGCAAGTTCTGCTAGTGCGGCAGCTCAAAGTGCTATTGATGCGGCTAGCGCTGCTGGCTTTGACCCTGCTGATTATGCTCAGACGGCTAACAACTTATCTGACTTAGATAGTGCAGCAACTGCCCTTACTAACTTGGGCATAGCTAATCACGATGACATTACTGTAGATGGTAGTGGTAACGTTGGTATTGGTACGAGTAGTCCTAGTTCTAAGTTACACGTATCTAGCTCTACAGACAATGATGGTTTAATCATTACTAACGATGATACTTCTAATACCACAGCAAAGCAGAGTAGAATTCTTTTTCAGGGTAAAGACACAGTAGGTACTTTAAAAGAGGTTTCATCAATAGCCACTATTCCTGCTAGTGGAAACCATGTTGATACTGAAATTTCTTTCTCTCCTCGCGTAAGCGATGCTCTTGTAGAACGTATGCGTGTTACAACATCTGGCATCTCTGTAACAGGCTCAGTAACTTTAGGTAATTGGTCAATAACGCAATCAGGCACAGACTTAGTATTTGCTACAGGCGGTACTAACAAAATGAAACTAGACGCTTCAGGCAACCTTACGGTTGTTGGAGAAGTCACAGCATTTGGTACAGTGTAATGGCTATACAGACATCAGGAATAATCACATTATCCGACATTCAAACTGAGTTTGGTGGTAGTAACCCTGTTAGTCTTTCTGAATACTACGCTGGAGGGTCTTATGTACCCTCTGGCACTTCAGGGACTAATGGTGCAGTTCCTACTTCTGGCGCTATTAGTTTGAGTAACTTCTACGGCACAAGCGCTCTCTTTGCGTTTAACATTACAACAAACACAACCAATGCAAACCTTCGCGCATTAGCTTTAGCGGCTGGCTGGAATGGAAGCTCTGCTGTTGTTTGTACTATTAATAGCGGTGTTATTATATCAGGTAACACTGCTGGGAACAGCACTGCGGCTATGACAATAGATGGCTCTTTCCCTACTGGTGTAACCCTAGTCAATAACGGTCAAATACGAGGTCGTGGGGGTAACGGGGCTGATGGGACGCTGGCGGCAGGAGCTGCAGGCGCTAGAGGCGGTAGAGCCTTAGGGGTTGCTGTCGCAGCTTCTATAGATAACCAAGGAAACATTTGGGCTGGCGGCGGTGGCGGCGGTAGTGGTGCTACTAATAAAAATACCCGCACTGGTGGGGGCGGTGGTGGGCGCTCTAGTAACGTCAACTCCTCAGGAGGCATTGGGCCAGGAAATCCAGCAGGTAATGGTACATTATCAGCCGCGGGGAGCGGTGCTGAAGGTGGCGACTTAGCAGGTGATGGTGGTGATGGTGGTAACGTAGGTGCTGCGGGTTTGGCTGGTCAAACTTATACTAATCCTGGCGGTGCTGGTGGTGCTGGTGGACAAGCAGTAAACGGCAACTCAAACATAACTTGGATTAATACAGGCAGCAGATTGGGCGCAATCGCATAGGAAATTAAAATGCAAATAACATATGAATATAAAATTATAGATGTTGATGAAGAGTCAAGAACTATGATGGTCGAGTATACCTCGGCAGAACGTGAAACAGTCTTAACAGGTGTTCCCATACCTTTTGATGGGCAGGAATTTGAGGGTGTTATAAAGAGCTACTCACCAGTAGCACATTGGAGGGAGCTAGAGAAAGCTTTGAACGCTCCTGAGGTTGGTACTACTGGTTCAGTTGTAGAAGAGCCTCCCGCTGATACAGGTCAACCAGAGGTGATTTTATAATGGCTGAGTGGCGGTTTAAAACATTAGTTAATAGTAATACTAACGGTTTTGCTATTTTGACGGGTATATTTAAAAAGGGCGATATTTTCCAAGCAACTACTGTAAACCAAAATACGACAGGAGGTGTTACTTTTCTAACCTCAGGTTCTGTGGATTTTTATGATGCCAATATGAAGCTGAGAGTGCAACAAAGCCGAGAAGACGGTAGGATTTTAATACCTACTTTAGATGACGAAGAACCTTTAACTAAAAAAGGCGAGAGATTAGTTAATATGTCTGCCACCGAAAATGGACGTTATTATTGCGTCAGTGGTAAGGATTTGTGGGATGGGGAGGTATTACAATTATCTCCTAACGAGACCCAAACTCTTACTGATGTTAAAGGTAAACGGTTGTTCCTTGCGGAAGACGGTATTTCGGTAAATGACATAAATTATCAAAGGCATCAGGTTATTCATTTTGAGAGTATTGATACAGCAGTGATTAAGGCGGGTGAAACTCCTGCTATTGGTGTACTTTTTTATAAAGCATAGGTGACATATGAATTTCTACCACAAAGTAAAACTTACATTGTTTACTACTAACTTGGTAGGTATATTAGGGCTAACCTTCTACTTTTCTTGGTGGGGGTTAGCCACCGCTCTAGTCGTTTGGACGGTGTTTAACACAGGCGTTTCTGCTGGTTTCCATAGGCTATTCTCGCACAGGTCTTATGAGACAAATAAGTTTTGGTGGTGGTTCTTACTACTTGCGGGGACGTTAGCCAGCATTGGAAGCTCTATAAGCTGGGTAGGCCAGCACAGACAACACCATGCTAAGTCAGACGTTGAAGGCTCAGACCCTTACTACCCTCATGGCGGTATTATTAAAGCTTGGGTCTTAGGGCCGTGGCCTTCTGCTATCCTCCCACTGACTGTTAAAGATTTGATTAGGGATAAAACACACAAGTGGCTGCATGATAACTATTTCAAGATAATCGCGGGCTATGTTGTTGTCTTGGCTCTAATTAATCCAGAGCTAGTTATTTGGGCGTGGGCTTTGCCAGGCGCTATAGCTTTCTTCAGTCTTCAAATGACAGGCGTATTTGGTCATATGATAGGGCATCAAAAATGGGATACAGGTGACAAGAGCATGGATTGTCACTGGTTAAATATCTTCACTTTTGGCGAGAGTTATCAGAATACCCATCATTATAGACCTAAACAGATAATCATGGGTAAATATGATTTTGCTGGTTATCTAGTTAAGTACATTTTCCAAAAGAAGGAGGCTGTATGAATCATAATATAGCTGTAAGAAGTTTACAGGTATTTAACCATATTATAGGTCTAGCAGGTATTATATATCTATTCATGGGAGCATCTTCACATTATGCTTGGATAGCTTTATTTACCTACTGGATTATAGGTGTTCTTGGAATAAACATCGGTTTCCACAGGCTTCTAGCACATCGAAGCTTTAACACTTACCCTGTAATTGAAAAAATTCTAAGTGTGATAGGCGTAATAACAAGCGTGGGTAGCCCTCTTGCTTGGGTTACATTACACAGGCAACACCATAAAGGAGCTGAGACTCCTAAAGACCCCCACAGCCCTTACTTATTGGGAAATGCTCGCGCATGGTTTGGGGTCTGGAACATAACTCACTTAGACTTAAGGCTAATTAAGGATTTACGTAAAGATAAGTTTCAGAAGTTATTACACAAACATTACTTTGCAATTATCTTCTACTTTATTCTTATCTTAGCACTAATAGACCCACTGTTAATCATCTACATGTATGCTATTCCTGCTTCACTGTGCTTACACAGCTCAAGCGCTATTATAGTAATCGCACACAGACATGGATACAAAACCCATGACTTAGGTGTAGATGAAGCAAGAAACAGTTGGATTGCTAGTTTAATTACCTTGGGAGAGGGGTGGCATAATAACCACCACCATAACCCAAGAGCTTGGTCTAATCAGGAAAAGTGGTGGGAATTTGACCCTAACGCTTTGATTATAAAACTAATTAAAACTTGAGGAATCCATGTGGAATTTCAAACACTATTTAACGCTCTTTTAGGGTTAATGTCGATATTTGTAGGATGGTATTTAAGAGCTGTGTGGGATGCTGTCAGTAACCTACAGAAAGACGTAAAGGCTATAGAACGTCATGTACCAGATACCTACGTCAGACGCGATGACTACCAGTTAGACATTGCTGAGATAAAATCGATGCTAATTCGGATTGCAGATAAACTAGACAATAAGGTGGATA